ACACTAAAAGCAAACTTGCTATCAGCCTTGTTACCTGCACGACATAGTGGGCAATCAGAAGTTCCCAAGCAAACAAATGACTTCTTGCCCTGACGCTGTACCCAGTGCTGGGAGAAACTCATCGGGTCTGGAGAGAGAAACTTGATGAGTTGTACTTCTTCGTCAAACTTAAAATCGTTTGCATATGTTTTGGTTGCCTTGGCTTGAGCCTTGCGAGCTTCGCCCCATCCAACCTTGATTACAGCAGCTGCAGGAGCAGCGTCTTCGTTTTCAAATACATCCTCTGATTCGTAAACAGAATCTGCAGGTGTACGTAGTGAGTCCATATCCTCGTCAGAGAGGTATGAAGATATATCAGTGTTGCGAGCATCCATGTTAGGACCTCTTTCTTTTCATTAGGCCATTAGGCTATTGGTTATTGGTTATTGGTTTCTTGGTTGTGGATCCGCGTCCAGTTTTCGAATATCTCTATCGAAAGTTCTTTCTGCTGATCCCATTCAATCCTAGGAGCTTCTAGAAGCCCCCGAGACTGAAAACTTTTTAGTGCACTTTCTATCATAGCACGACTATACATGCGCCAGCCGGGTTTCTTCTCACCCTTGACTATGATCGACTTTAGTCTATATGGTGCGCGAGGAATATATCCCCTACGCTCCCATAGACGTATAGTCACTAACGGACGACCTAGAGCGTTAGCAAACATTCCTGCGCTAAACAACTCTATCTCTTTGCCGTTAGAAAGCTTCTTCTTTAGCGGCTTTGAGTCCCACGCTTCAGGGTCGATGTAAGCACTGCGCTTAGCTTCGACTTCTGGGTTTGCAGGACGCCGTTTCTTCTTAGACCCAGGATAGTACTCATCTAACGATTTAATCAAATCGTCGATAATATCCTCAGACTCCATGGATCTCTTTCAAGTGTGATAGTAGGTCTAACATCTCTTCAAACGAACTGTCGCAGTAACTGCAGTAGTGTTCTAAGAGAGCGGTTTTTATCTTACCCATAAGTTACTTCTTTTTCAAAACGAAAGCGTTTGTAACTGTCTTAGGGAACATAGTATCGATATCATCTTCAGTCAAAAGACCGTCATAGAAACATGCCATTACTTCGGCTTGGTCTAGTACAGGCTTCAACTCGTAGCAACGAGGGGCTAGTTCCTTAGATGTAAGAATCTCATAGCAAACTTCTTCATCAATCTTCTGTGCTACACGGCGTTGTTTCTGCATACCTACGTAGCCTTCGATCTCATCCATGTCAAACCACTTGTGGCCCTTGTCATCTTCAAGACCGTTATCCTCAACAAAACCCATAAGGTACTTCTTGAGTTCATCTTGGCGCTTGGTTAAAGAATCAATGTTCTTCTTCAAGTATACGTACTCACGGTATGCGCTATTTAGCTCTAGCATACCTGATTCAAAATCCTCTAGCGTTGGTAATTCCTTACCAATTACTTCAGGCATAATCCCTCCAAATTATCTATAGCTCTATGAACTCTTCAAGAGCTGCGATTAGTACGTCTGTAATAGTACACCCTAACTCTGCAGCTTTCAACTTGGCTGCATCCCAAAGTTCGTCGGATACTCTAACAGCACGAATGGGTGATGACATTCTTTAAGCTCCTTGTAAGAATTGTCTAAGTGAACCCAATGTAAGGGTCAAGTCATTGTCTTTACTTATACCCTCGCCGTCAATTATAGCATTAGCCACTGATATTTTTTGCTGTAACATGGCCCTTTGTCGCTCTTCTATGGAACCTTCCATAAGAATGTCTTGGATTACTACCTTTTTCCAGGTGCTAGACGCCCTTTGAATTCGCCCATTCCTTTGAGCAGCAAGGCCGGCGCTCCACGGAAGGTCATAATTAATGAGTAAATTAGCCTGAGGCAGATCCACGCCATACCCACCAGCATCAGAACTAATAAAGATACGAGTACCGGGATCAGTCTGAAACTTAACTTTAGCAACTTCTTTTTCCTTAGCGTTCATGCTGCCTGTGTAAGTGATTGCACCGTGCTTGCTTAAAGCTTCTTCTAGTATTGCGGTCATACCTACAAAACTGGTAAATATAACGCACTTATTGTCTGGGCTTTCTGCTAAAAAATTGCCTACAATTTCTGTGGTAACGCTTAACTTAGGAGACTTAGCAACCTTTGCAAGTAAGCCTTTATCTAGTAGCTCTCCAGCATACTTAGAACCCTGTTCGCCAACTATAGAATCATTAAACAGTTGCCCGCTTACTGTAATTAGATAAGGGTGCGAGCAAAGCATTCGCAGGGCAATTAGCTTAGGCATAATCACTCCACGGAGCTCATCAATAGGACCATTGTCTGGAATAAAGGAGCCAAAGATATTAATGCCCATATTTAAATACTTAGCTGCCTCTTTTAGATCCGCTAGAAGGGACTCAGTAATCTCTTTATAAAGAGTCTTGGACGCCTTATCAAAAGGCACAAGGATTGGCTCAGCCATAAGTGTTTCTGGAAGGTATGGAGCTACATCTGGGTCTGACTGGCGCTTTCTAATAGACGCTGTAGAAACAGTGTTAAAAAGATCACTTAGATTTTTATAGCCATCAATCCAACCCATGTAATTCTTATTGATGTATTTCTTTTCAAACATTAGGTAAGAGCCAAACACTGACTTATCTACAAACTCCATAATGGAGTACAGCTCTTCGGCTTTACCATTTTCAATTGGCGTGCCTGTAAGAGCAAACTTAACGGGGCAAAAGTTTAAACGCTTTACGTATCTAGAGCGCTTAGACCTAAAAGATTTAATAGCGGTAGCTTCGTCAAGAACTACAAAGCCTTGGGGCAAACTTTTAATAATTGCCCAGTCATTTACTACTTGTTCATAATTTAAAATAATGTAATCAACGCCAGTGGTTTTCCAATCAAGCGCTTCTTGATATTGCTTAGCACGCTGTGTTGGGGTGCCGTCAATAACTAACGGCTTTGAAGTTCCACTGGTAAATTTTGTGATCTGAGTAGCCCACTGATACTTGAGGCTTGATAAACAGATAATTAGGCCCGGTACTTTGATATCTCCAGAGCTCATCATATTTTCAATAGCGGCAATAGTCAGCACCGTTTTACCAAGGCCGAGATCGTAGGCGACCAGCATTTTTTTCTGGTCGCACATACGATCTACGGCTTCGGTTTGATACGGGAGGAGCGTCCCTGTAAACATATTACTTAGATGACTTGCCCTTGTAGCGGAAGATCCACTTAGGATTGACACCCTTGCCTACCTGCCAGAACGGGGTAGGCTGTGCCTCAAAGTGCAAGTGTGGTCCTGAGCTAAGACCTTCAAGACCAACGTCAGCAATGTGCTGGCCCATCTTTACAGTCTCGCCTTCTTTTACATACGACTTAAGTACGTGAGCGTATGTGCAGTAGTAGGTGCGGAAACGGAACTTGTGCTTGATAGTAGGTGAGTACTTACCAAGGTTAGGTCCTTGCTTACCTACAGAAGTCACGACACCGTCTGCTACTGCGTACACTGGAGTACCTACTGGTGCGCCAAAGTCAACACCTTGATGCCAACCGCTCATCCACTGCGGACCTTTTACACCGTATGCGCAAGTAACATGTGGGTTCTTCATTGGATATGCCATTTATATCTCCTAAATATAGTTCTTAGTCTTTCTGCATAAAGTATACATTACCTAAGACAAAAACCTGCAATTTTAGTAATCAAAGACGTAATTTAATCCAAAAGCAGTATGCAAAGGGTTTTGTACGCCAATGCAGATCTCATCATCGGTCATGTCTCCAAAGTCTTTAGCCTCTGGGTTGACCCGCTTGTAGTTAAAGAATGAGCACTCTAACCCAAACTTTCTAAACTTTTCATACGCTTTGGTTATAGATACTTTGCCAGCTGCGTCAATTTTAGGATTATCCATGGCAAACACTACGTTATCAAAATTAGAAATAATAAACCTGTACTGTTCGTCTGTAATGGTAGCCCCATAAGTTGCCATTACCATATGTGAAGTAGTTCCTCGAAGAGCTGCTTGCCCACGTACAGCGTCTAAGGGGCTTTCCACAATAACTACTGCTGATTTACTTGGATTGTACTTATTAAACTCAACAAACTTTTTGTGGTCAGCAATGCCAAATAATGATTTACCTTTAGGTACGCCTACTGGACGATTACGGAAGTGCCTAGTTAGTTCTCCCTTTTCTTGCCAACCAATAAGGTTAGAGGACTCATCGTCACGGTAATAAATAGGAAGTATCCATGAGGAAGTTTCGGTGTCCCAAAGAACGTTATTATCAAGCAATACTTTCCAAGCTTTATCAGTGTTTAAGCCACGACGCTCTAACGCCCACTCTGGTGCAAACTCGTACACAGAGAGTTCCGATTCATCTACAAAACGAATTGGAGCTGTAGCAATCTCTTGAGACACTGACAAAAGATTTTGAATCATGTTCAAATCTAATGACGAGTTGTTTTTAACCCAGCTAGCTGCGGACTTGATATCTAGCATGTTTGACTCGCTGTACAGATCTTTTTGCTCAGCAATTAGAGTCAGTAGGTTTCCTTTGTACCCACATGAAAAACAATTGTGTAGGCCACTGGAAGTATTGATAGACCATGAGGGGGAATTATCTTGCTTACCCGTCCTCAGTTCGTGCCCTGGGCATAAGGCTAGTATCTCATCGCCATTTTCATTAGCGATAGAGATCTGTAAACGCCTCAAAACTTTTAGTACTTGGCCATCCCCAATAATCATACTGTTACCTTACCCTTACCTAGTTTGCGTAACCTAGTACGCATAGTTTCCCTTTGACGTGGGGTTGTTCCGCCCCAGATACCTTCCAGCTTCGGATCCCACACCGCTGATGCTAGGCATTCTTCTACAAACTTACATGTATTGCAAATCGCTTTAGCGCGTGCAATGCCTGGCCTATCTGAAGGCGCAGGAAAAAATATCTCTGGGTCCACTTGTGCACAAGGCTGTGAGCCGTCCATAGTTCCTCCTAAAGTTATGGTGTTGCGTACTCTTGAAACTTACCGTTCTCCCAGTCCCAAAGCAAATCGACTTCGGCTGGTCCACAGTTACGACTGGATGCAATACGTAGGATACGTGAGGTATCGTCTTCTGCGTCTTGACGCTCTAGGCTCAAGATAACATCTGAGTCTTGCTCAAAGGACGAAGAATAACCAATAGCACTAGCAGTTACCTTTCCCCCACGAATCTTCCAGTTGAGTACCTGTGTCGTAATGATAACAGGCTTCTGGATTTGCTGAGCCAGCTTCTTAAGTGAGCGGGTGATGTTAGTCAAGGCTTGAGGAGTATTGCGCTCACCGCTAATCTCATCAACCATTAGGTATACACCGTCCACAAATACGATATCTGGCTGTAGCTTTTCAATCTTAGCGTACAGGCCTGACACAGTTGAGGCGGATGGAGAATCTGTCAAGTAGAAGTTGTGCATATTTTCCATGCGCTCTAGAGCTTTCTTGTAACGCACTTCTTCGTCAACCTTTAGAGCACCACGAATCAAGCGACCGTGAGAGATACCTGCACGCATTGCATCGTGACGATTCTTCTGCTCGGAGTTGAACATCTCAAAAGACTGGTACATAGGAACGTACCCGTCTTCGTGAAGATTCACAGCTACTTGCAGAGACAGGATTGATTTACCTGTCTTTGGTGGGGCAATGATTGTGATGAGCTGTCCGGGCTGTAGACCTGCAGTCGCTAGGTCAATGGTGTTAAACCCTGTAGGGATACCTAGCAGGCCGTTAGGGCGATTCTTAAGTTCAAGGTAATCGTCATAGCGAGTAGTTGCATCCTTGCTCAGGTTGATATCTGAGGTCTTGCTAACGCCCTCATCAGTCAGAGAGGCAATGCCACGGCTTACTACTTCAATCGCCTGTACGTGGTTGCCTTGGCTAATCTCTTCGGCAGCATCTTGAACTACTTCAATAATCTTCTGACGCTTACGACGATCAACCAAGTTATCCAGCATGTATTCGACATTGTCGTCTACTTCAAACAGCTTGTAGGTTGGGAAGTTTTCCTTGACAATCTGTGGGCTAGGTACCTCTTGGTACTTGCCTACGTGGTCTAGGATGAACTTCCAAACAATGCGACTGTCGTCATCGTAAAACCAATCAGGCTGTAGTCCGTACTCAAGTACTGGCATTACATCTTTGGAACGAATGACTTTGCTAATCAGCCGTGCTTCTAAATCAATTGACATTAAATACTCCTCATATCTAGATACCTGCCACCATAACGTAACCCACGTGACGGGATATCTATTACATACAACAATTCGTGACGATATGGCAACTCGGCAACTAAGTCGGCTACCACTTTGTATGCCTTTGCATACTTGAAAGGGTTAGTACCTATACGGTCTAGATCCTCCATGAAAGCTTCCATGTCTTTGACACTATAGCCAAAGCCAACGAGCTCCAAAGTTATATCTTGCTTGAACGCAAAGTTCCATACTAAAGAAATTATCTGACGGTTGTACTCTACTTCTTCGTCAGAGTATGGAATTACCCCTAATATTTTTTTAATAGTGGGGGTCCTAACCAGGATGCAGTCAACACTGACCGCAACCCGTTTAGGAACCTCATTGCTTAAATCCCCTCCGATCATTTCTACAAAACTTCTATTTTTGAGTAGTTAACTACAAATTCTCTAAACTCATCTGCCGTAGATTGATTAGCACGCTTGATTTCTTCTTGTGAAGCACGAGACGATACTTTCATTGGGTAAACTCCATTGTTACCTCTAATTTTTTTAACAACATAGCGACTGTGCTTGCAACCTTCCCTGGACTTAAATTCAGGGCAATTGCAACGAGCACCTTCGCTTTCGAGATCAATTTGTACTTCGAAAACGCCGCGTACCGATAAGAAGAACTGAATTGTACGCCAGTCCGACTTAGCCATAATGCTATCCTTCATGTTTCCTTCGATCTCCCTCAGTTGAGACGATATTGATTGGTAAGAACGCCTCATGCGCAAAGCTTTCCATCGCTTCCCCATAGGTTTCTCCCCAACTTTTTAGTGGAACGTTTGTTGTGACAATCGTTGGTAGTCCAGCATTGTACCTTGAACGCAGTAACGCATCAAAGGTATCTTCCGCCCAGTTTGTCGCTGTGCGGTGCTCCTTACCTAGGTCGTCTAGTACCAGGATACTGATGTTTTCCGAATCGGAGGCATCTCCATATATCCGATCAATCAGCTTGGCGTCAGTCCCAGACTCGTCTTTCCAGGACCTCTGTTGAACCCTAAGCAGCTTTGGATAGTCGATAAACAATCCTGGGCTAGCTGGACGATATGGTGTCTGACTGAACCGTTCATTGTCGATATTACGTAGAACATCTTGTAGTACCACACTAGCAAGAGTTGTCTTACCGTGTCCTGGCTTGCCAACTAAAAGTAAACCAAGGCCACACGTCTTTTTGCCTCGGGCTTTTATGACCTCACCGTTTTGTACAAAGTCAATCCAGTTCTGTACAAGCCTTTGAGAATCGTCCTTATAAGTTCCTAGGTCAGAAAACTCCAGTCCTAAGAATCTATCTGGAATCTTTGCGTTCAGAATCTGATTGCGCCGTGTTGGCGCTAGGTCTGCTAAGTCGTACATTACCCCTCCAATAATTTCAGCATCTTGTTCTGATGCGCTATAAAATCTTCATCATCATACTCTATGTTTTTCTTCTTTGCATACAGCCCATGCACAGTCGGGTAGAAGGCTACAAAACGCCTCCAGAACGGCTTACCTACTCCAGGCTCACGGATTAGCCTAGGGTCGTTAAAAAACGCTCTAATGGCCCTTAGAATGCCCTCACGAGGTACTCCCTTGCCAACCTGCTGGTTAATCCAAGAACTAAGCTGGGCCCCATTGACTTGGCTAGGGGCACCATCTGCATGTTGGTGTGTTAGGTCGTAGAACTCAGCGACTAGGTCAGCCGTAGTCCATTCTTCCTCTGGGCGCTCTGCCCTAAGCATAGATTCCGGTACTGCAGAGAACTTTACTTTCTTGTACTTCTGCTTGCGCATCTCGGCTTTGTCTACTGGGTCTGTGATCTTGCCAATAGACCCCGTGTCTGAATCGTCTATGCGACTCTTCTTGGGCTTGACCTCGTCCTCAAATCCTGGCCAACTCATTTCTACAAATTCCTCCCTCTCCTCGGGTTTGCCCGAAGGGATAGTTGAACTTACGTTAGTAAGTTCTACTAGACCATTAGAGCTGTTATCACTAGTACTAGTATTTATAGCTAATAGATGTTCCTCTGTACAGATGTGCAGATGCCCTGATTTACCGTGTACGGATTTCCAGGGCCTGGTAACCAGGTACTGGTGTGCAAAATGACCTCCACGAGTACGAGTACGCTCTTCAGTTAAGTACCCAGCGTCAACTAATTCACGCAAAGATTTACGAATGGCGTCTCTACCCTCAGGGGTTTGGTCATATATTTCGGCAACAGTGAGTACCCGATTAGCGGCAATGAATAATGCCCAGATCCCACGTGCCCTTAGTGACAGGGTGGAATCTAGTAGTGGTTCTATCTGAATCATTTGACCTCCGAGAGAAACACTATAGTGGAGGAATCCGCCTTGGCAAATTGCGTACAGTGCGAGAGTCTCTAGTCTCAAGTAGATTCATTGCAGATAGGGATAAAAACAT